GAACCAATCTTTTGTACACCGAATGCATACTTCATAGTATCTGCTGCACCATCTGTATCAGCTGCAAATCCAGGAATTGATTCCAAGATAGTAGCTACTGTTGGAGAACAAACTAAGAAGTTAGCACCACCGCGTAAAGTCAATTGGTGGATTTTGTTAGATACCGCTTGCATTTTGATACCAATTGTTTGGAACCAAGACATTTGGTTGTAATAAGCACCATTTACGTTGTTGTTATAAGCAGTACCAGCAGCGTTGATTTGGTTACCGATTTGAGCTGACCAGTTAGCAACTGTTTGAGCGTTCTCGATTAACATATCTAAGATCTCTAAGTCGATCTCTAAAGAGATGTACTCAGACAACATACCTGTTAATTCTGCTTCAGCGTCTAAGCTATGGTAAGCATTCAAATCTTGTGCAAATTCTGGAGTCCATTGTGCTTTTAACTTACGAGTCTTAGCAGAAATAGTCTCAGACTTCATTTGTACGTTAATCTCTGGGATAACGATTGAAGCAGAACTAGCAGCGTTCGGGTTAGAGAATGGAGCTGGAGTGTCTTGTGGAGCATCTTCAAAATCACCTCTAGTTTGGAAGTTAGTAGCTTTATTATAGTATACTGCGATTGAACTAGTACAAGCATTAACTGCAGCAACTGAAGCACTTACAAAGAATGTAATATTACCGCTATTATCTAAAACTGTAAAGTCGTTAATAGTATTAGCAGGAATAACAACTGCAGCAGCACTTTGAGAAGAGTACAACTCAAAAGCACGTACGCCGTTTGTATCCATTACTGAGCTAATTGAAGCAGTAGTAAATGTGATAGCAACAAGAGTAGAAGCAACGCTCTCAGATGTAGCCATGTAGGTAGCGTTGAAATCAACTTGAGATGCAGAAGCTTGTTGAACTTGAGTTGGAGCAACAGCAGAAGCTGAGAATTGGTTAATTGAATAACCGAAACGGCCTTGACCATATAAACCACCTGTAGCTGAGTTACCAAAGCCACTGTTGTTTGTTTGTACTAAGTTACCGTAAACTGAATTACCTTTAGAGAATGGTAAAGGAATATTATTACCATATTGGAAATCCAAATAGAATACTAAACCTGCAGGTAAATTCATTGGTTGAACTGAAACGAACTCTTTTGCAGCGATTTGACCGAAGATCTTACGAACTAACGGTAAAGCAACACCAGCCCATTGTTCACCATTACCTGGTGTGAAAGTAGCACCGTTTGTAACGTTACCACCTGTTGATGATTGTTCCATCACTAATTGCTTAGCTTGGTTTTCTAAGATAACAGACATGTTGTTTCTATCGTAGTCTTTTAAACCCTCAAGTAAACCACTTTTAGCCCATTTCTTAGACAATTTTTGACTAACCCCCAATTGATCTTGGTATGGATTAGCGCTCTCTAATAGAGATTGTACTAAATTTGACATTTTTAAATGTGTTTTGTTTTTTAATTTATTTAATTCCAGCAAGTTGTTGCCATCTTGTTACGAAGGCATCTGCTTCAACAATAGGTCTAGCTGGAGCATTACCCATTGCTTTAGAAGCGAACCCTACAGATTCTTTCAATGAAGACTTTTTAGGTGCAGCACTGATTGATTCAGATAAAGTTCTGAAAGTGTTTTCAACTTCTTTAACAGATGTTGATCTGTCAAATGCGCTGATAACTTTTGTTTTTTTGTGATTCAGAAAGGTTTCTAGCCTTGAAGATTTTATTCACATACATTAACTTAGCGTTAAATAAATTGATTTCATTCAATTCATGCTTAAGAGCTTTAATAGTCTTAATAGCTTCGTTAAGTTCTTTTTTAACTTCGCCAACAGTCTCTCCAGAAGCTTGAACTGCGCCAGGTACTTTATCCTTTTGGATTGCACCAGGTACACCAACAGCTTCTTCTACTTTTTTGTCTGCCTTCTCTAATTCTCTTAAAATTTCTTCTAATGAGATTTCAGTGTCGTCAGCAGGCATTTCTTCGCCGCCATCCATGTCCATGTCTAAATCAGCAGCTAAATCAGTATCAGCATCTAAAGCAGCTTCTTCACCACCTTGTAATGTCATGAATACATCACGAATGATGTCTTTCAATTCACCAACAGTAATGTCTACTACTTCTTGCTCATCTGCATCTTCGCCACCTTCGATGCCCTTAGTTAAATCTTCGCCAGCTTCTTCTGCCTTATCGTCAGCTTCAGCATCTTTGTCATCTTCTTCAGTGTCATCTTCGTCGTCAGCTTCGTGAAGCTTACCGTCGCCATGAGAGGTTTTTGCTTTCTCATCATAGCCAGTTTGGCCTTTAGTAGTATGTGCTTTTTCATCGTAGCCAGCTGTGGTTGTAGTGTGCTCATCTAAGTCACTACCTTCCATGTTGTCTTCAGATAAAGCATCTAATTCTGCTAAAATTTCATCTAATGATGATTCTTCCATGTCGTGCATTTTTGCTTCTTCCATGTCGTGCATTTTTGCTTCTTCCATGTCGTGCTTT